GAAGGCAGAAGGATAATATAATACCATCCAACTCCTATTTTCTGCGTAAAAAAGCATACGCGAAGAACGATGCATTATGGGTTCTCAACGTTTAGTTCCTTTTTCCCCTTCGGACCTTGTGTTTGAGAGGAAGTTTGACGTTGCTTTGCGCAAATCCCACGGTGAATCGTTCTTCCGAAGGTATGGAGCTGATGAGCTTTCGCGGGATGACAAGCTGCTTTTGGCAGCAGTGTCCCTGCATAAGCGGAGCTTCTCGCCTACTGACCGATGGAGGATTAATGTTAATATCTTCCCCGACTTGCTTGTATCGTTACTGGACTCCCGTGTACCTGATAAGTCAGGACCTCTCCTCAGTAAAGTCTCTCGACTAGCAGGAAGAATTACTGAGATCCAAATAGGGTGGGCATACAGGAACACTGAGCCAGGTTTGAGGCCATCTGGTATACAGTATTCAAAAACAGTGATTCGAGCCTTGGGTCAGTCTGAACTGATCCAAAACCTCTTCCATTTTAAGCAAGAGCTTGACATGCTCGTTTCAGGTCTCCCCCGGGCAAGCGAGAGACGAAAGCAGGGTGAAACCCCCGACCAACACCTTGATAGGCTGGCACAAAATTGCTTCTGGGAATGCAAATGGCTCGATATGCGGGTATGCTGGGCACAATACTCGTGTGTTGTATGGCACAATCATACTACGTATTACTTACCTAGGCAGTACTTGCTCCTTATCCATAACAAAGTGTGTGATATATTGTCTGTACTGGTATATGCAGGAGCTTGTCCGACTGAAATCTACGGAACTAGATTACTGTCCGTGACTGAACGCTTCCTCCGAATCTGGATGATGATGGCACAGCGCTATGATCAAAAATTCTTTCACATCTCCAAAGTTCTAGAAGGTCTGTGTATCGGTGAAACTCTTGTAGAAATTGAAGGATCCGGCAATGCTGAGTTCCTAGATACAATTGCCGATGGGCTGCTCACTGATGTCGGGTTTTGTTATCACGGTTCACAGTTGCAGTTGCTATTCCAAGAAGTGTCCATCCCAGTGAGACACGAACTGGCTTGCCTTAGCAAAGTGATGGGACATCCTTTTTGCGATGTGGAACGAGGGGCCATCGCGTTGGAAGCTAAAGTCAATGCTGAAAAGCTCATTGATCTAGATGCTGTGCTGCAATGTGTGCGATATGCTAAACTTGACTTCATTCGGAAGTTCCTGATGAGGGAAAAGACATGGCCACTTATCGAAATGGACGTGGATGCACCCCGGACTTTGAAGATGGCATGCTTGCTCAACCATGACCCCAAGTCTCCTGCTCACCAGCATAAATACGGGAACTTTCATGTAGAGATGATGGACTTTATAACCATCCTTCCTAACATGAAATTTGACTGGCTTGAGAATTTTATTCCATACATCAAGGACAAAACCATYACATTGGGTAAATCAGCAGTCTTGGCTCGRTACATCAACAAGATGCAAGCTGACGGYGGTGATTGGAAACAAACCCGACTACTCTTGTATTATCTACTCCAACCTGAGTCAAAAACGGATCATCTCTGGTATTTGTCGGCCTACATCGGGGGCGACTGGGAGCAGGTGGCAAATTATCTGGTTATTCGAATCGTGCCTAAAGAAAAAGAGCACAAGGTGGAACCCAGAGGATTCGGGTGCAAAACATATGAAGATCGGGCTAGAGGCATTGTGCAGGAAGAAAACGTGGCAATGTTTCTTGACCGATACTCAGACGAGCATGTCATGACTCTAAATGAGGTCCGTGTGGCCAAAAAGCTCCTAGGTTTCAGGAATCTTGGCGCAGCATATAGCGGTTATGGGGTCCTCATAATGTCTGTTGATTCCAAAAGCTGGAACAACCAGTTCAGGTCTGCTACGGTGGCCCCAGTAGCAGGCGCGGTTCTCGATCGCGTGTTTGGAGTAGAACTGTTCAGTAAAACCCATACTGCATATGAAAAAGCAACTGTGTATGTACCTGATGCTGACAGAGTGATTTATTGGAGCGGGCAAGATGGAGGGGTGGAGGGGCTCAACCAAGACACTTGGGTATTTGTATACATACATCAAATAAAAGTCTGTATGGAGGGCCTGCCATACCCTTACTTCATCCTTTGCAAAGGAGATGATCTTCGTATTGCGATGATGATTCCCCCTGAGGTCCTTAAAACGACATCTCTGGACAAAATCAAGCGTGACTCCATCAGCCACATTGCAGAACGCGGAGCTGCATTCGGCCATGTAATTAAAGTTGAAGATTCTTATGTCTCGGAAAACTACTTTGCGTATTCTAAGGATGCCTATGTGGCTGGTGTTGAGCAACCCCAATCTTACAGAAAGGTTCAAAAGTGCTATGGCGCCAATAACGCATTCTTAACCACATTGGATGACTACATTGCCTCTGCATTCAGCAATGCACACAGCACTGCTAAAGCTTGCCCTTCTCCAATCCCGTGTTACTATGTAGCCTCCTGGTGGAGTCTGGAATCAATTCTGAAGCATCCAAGGTATATGAAGGAAGCAGAAGAGTCATTAGTGGCCTTAATGATGATCCCTAACATGATGGGTGGTTTCCCTATAATMTTCTTGCATAATTTCTTTGTGAGAGCTGAATCTGACTTATTGCCTCCATTCTTGGATTTGCTGGCTTTCTGTAAAGAATATTACCCGGTCGTCGGTAAGGTGTTGGATAATGCAATGCACCAGCGTCTAGCATCCCCTGAGACGTGTCTTGTAGGGCTGATGGTAGATCCGTACTCTCTGCCTATCGTCAAACCAAGACCAGCCTCCACAGTCTTACGTCGAGCCGTCACTGACATGGTCAGGAAGAAGACACGGAATATGGAGGTTAAAGAACTGTTTGACATTGCTCATGAAGGGTTTGAGCTAGAATTTGTTGACGCTATGGCCTCGGCTAACGTCTACAATGCTAAGCTCATGTCAGCTCTATATCAGTGCACGCCAGAAGGAGTGGTCAGAACCCTGATCCGAAAATTTGAAACAGGAAGAAGCATCTATGATGCACTAGTGTTACAGTCTGGACCAGGTTACGCATATCGGGTTCTCAGACAATGCATGAGGGCTGACATTCAGCTTCACAGGTACAGAATCAACATGATTCGAGGTAGACTGTCGCGCACTGTGAGCCTCCTCGATGATTATGCAGTCGGGACCGAATGTCCATACCGTATAGCGGCCGACTTAAGAAAGGTGACATGGGGAAAGCCGATAGAAGGTATCACACAACCCCCATTACAACACCAGATTTCAGTTGGTACCATTGGATACTTTGGGGCTTCGGATGTGGCTGCATACAATCACTTTGAGGTACTCTTTGAGCCACCTGCTTCCCCTGAAGCTCCATTATTCACAAAGGGAGCGTATCAGCCGTTTGTAGGAGAGACTACTGGTAAAGGCCTAGCACCACCCGAGGCAAACATAGAGAGTCATAACATGATTTCTGCGAACGTCAGAACCCTTTTGGATCTTATCCAATGGTTACCGATGACAGGTGAATTTCAAGGACAGTTGGTCACAAGTAACCTGACTCGAGTGGCAGAACATCTCCTGCAAGCTTACACTGAAACTGACATTAGGAAACTCTCGCCATTCTACTCTCGTGCCTTGACTCACAGGATGACTCAGCATCATGTGCGGGTGAACAACTTCAGAGCATCCATAGTGCCTAACACCTTGCTGAATCTGTATACACGAGCGTCTGGGACCTATAATGCCCATGTCAATATCAAGCTGAGTGTGGACAAATATAGGATAAACTATCTCCATGTCTACACACATATGGTGTCCATGTGGGCTGGACTGCTATGGACTGGTCAGCCTCTCAAAAAGCGGGTTGACAGACTTTGGGGAGTTACCGTACCGGACTGTCCGTGCATGGAACCTATGACGGAAACACCCATGGTTCTAGCCCGGACTAGCCTCCCTCCTATCATGCTGACTCAGGTCACTCGACTAGGGGAGGCGGCTGTTCGCGAAATATCTGAGGAGGTGGCAAAGTTCGACCCTTCTCAATATTATGTAGCCGATGATGCCGAAGACCACATTTCCCTTGAGGAGGCACAGATGGCATTAATCCAATCCCACGTTAACTCGATATGGGCACGGCGTGTTCAGCTAAGAAACCTGTACACTTCCCATCATTTAACGGAACGGGGCGCTGCTGCACTAAGTCAGTTTGCAGGTATCACAACTACCCCTATGCAAGAGCTAGTGGACCTTCATCATGTACCTCCAGACTTGATCGTACGTGATGTTGCTTTCATGGTGTTCACAGAGATCCTGAAACGGTTTAGGGTGTTCAAAATAAGATCAATGAGCACCTACCTCGGGATGATCCCAGGCGAAGAGCTTCCCTGGACGAGTTTCCTCCAAAGTATGGATGAGTGTGGACTTTTCTATTCTCTGCAGCAGACTATGCACAAGCTGGTTCCTACCCTTTATGACACTATCCAAGACCGTCCTAGGTCTGCCTCAGCCCTGTTTGGAGCAGCCTGCTATGAGTTAGTGATCAATGGGATGACATCACCGAGAATAGCCTATCTGTCTTATGGTCGGAACCCTGGCATATCATCTGACATATTGTACAGGATACGAGGTGCACGCCTGTATGCAGTCCGTCAACGATACAATCCGCTATTCAGGTCATTGGATTCTCTAACCCCAAGACTTAGGGCTGATATCCTGGCCACGTATGCTGCAGGACTGACCTGTGTTGATGACATCACGTTTGACCTCGAGAGTTTCACACCAGACCATCTGAGACAGACTATTCCATTGTTTGAATTTTCAGAAGACTTTGAGGATGACTTCCCCTCTCAGGTTGCCATCAATGAAGATACTCACTTGCCTGAATGGCAATGGACCAAATATGCAGAGATGGCTGCTGGGATGTATGGGCTTCCCAACTCTGATGTATGTGCTCTTCTGGAGGACTTATGCATGTCAGGTGATTTGGAATACCGCCGGTCTCAGTTTCTTGATGAAATGTTGAATCCAACTGTAGAAATCTATAGAACAGATTTGGTGGCATGCGCAAACCGAGTGCGTGAAGAACAGACTGGATCTTATCACCTAGGTCCGACAGCAGCTGTTGTATCAGAAAGCACAATGCCTACCATTGATGCCAGAAAACATCGTTCGCTATATATAGCTCCCTTCGATGTCCACGAAGCGTCCACCATATCTCCCACAGGATATACATGGTCGATAGAACCTGATCCAGAGTTCAAGGGAACCATATTTAACCGTCGGTGGACTCTACGACCCATTGGCTCAGGTAATATCTCCATGAGCAAAGCATACACAGTGTTGTGTACCATTGGTTTACATGTACTGCCCGACAACATCAACTGTGCATGCCTGGGTGATGGATATGGAGGTTACAGCGCTGTGGTTTGTTCAATCACAAAAGGTAGCAGAGTTCTTTTTAACACCAAGCCTAACCGTCAGGGTGGGACTGCTATGCCAGTGTACGCCATTCAGGTAGCAGAGCTTCAACAGAATCAGATTGAGTATTCTGACATTGAACTGGGCCATTATGATCTGGCAGAGCCGACCACCTATCATGTTTTTGAAAAACACACAAAAGCCTTGAATCTGGTCACCATGGATGCTGAAATTCTCCCTCGTCTATGTCAGGTGAGGCATGACATGCTGCACTATGTGTGTAGGTTCTTTGTGAGAAATGGACTCCCAGGGAGTGTTCTTATCCTCAAAGTGTATAGCGATGAAGCCCCGATATGGTTGGGGATAGTTGGCTGGCTCCGACCACGATGTCGCTATATGTGTGTACTGAGATGTGATGCCTCAGCTCTTGACGGAGAGTTCTTCCTCATTTCACAGCTTGACAAGCCAGATGATGTCCCGTATGAGTCTGCTCCTAGATGGCCTCCGTCGACTACGACGCACAAGATACATAACTTTTGCCATGTCCGGTATAATGCAGCAATACATGACGATGAAGGTGGATGTAATGACTTGGGGTTGTCGCCTGGTTATGCTCCTCATTGGCTTGATATTGCTACCAAGTTACCACTCTATGGATGGTCTAAGCTACAGGAGGTAACCCGAGTTGTCATGCCCCTCCCATGTAAATTCCGAAAAGATCAAGCAGTCCCTGAGTGGGCAGGGTTTATTCGTCAGGTGTTAAGAGGGGTCATCTGTGATGTCAGAGATGAGTTAGACGGAATTCTCCAGAAGGATTCAGAGAAGTTTGCATACGACACTTTGACTCATGTGCTCCATATAGTACATAGGTTAGCAACCATCGAAGGATTCCTCCTTATCGTGACGCTTGTCCAGAAAGGTGAAATAAGCGTTACAGCAAAGCACTGTAACGACGGCTACAGGAAGTTCATCCATAGCATAGCCCAACGAGTTGACCTGAGAGCCAACATGGCAGAACATCCTCAGGGTGCCTTTGAGTATAAAGGAGAGACCATACATCCTTTCAAACATTGGAAAGTAGGAATGAGATGGGGTGTTCAGGCAATGACTATCTCGCGTCGCTTGTAATGACACTGATGTACATATGTAAATATACTTTGCACTTGCTCTATAATCATCTTATCTTATAATCATGTAACCACTACCTCGTATATGTTTTGTTCACATTTAACAACTGTATTAAAAATGGAGACAGGATTCAATTGATCGATTTTTGAGCACATGTATTTTTCCTCAGAGATCATCATGTCTCCTGTCTCTTGCGTGTTCCTGCTCGTGCTCCCGCTGCTCGACGCTGCTTTGGTTGGGTTTGACTGTTCAGGTAAGCCTGCTAATATTACGGCAGTGTCGTTAGAGTCAGTTGCTAAGTGCACTAAAGAGGCTCCCGATGTGACCTTCAACAAAGTCTATGTCCAGCTCCTGCAGACACGGTCTTCTGACTACATCGCAGCCAGGGCTTGTCTGGTCGAGAGGTCCTATATAATATCACACTGTGGGATGCACTCTCACTCGTCGGCCACTGCTCAGGGGTTCCACATGGGAGAGATCATGTATGTCGGTCCGGATGAATGTCTGTTGGCCCACACGACGGGGAAACTGGCTGTAAGTGCGTCACTTACTATTGTGGGACTGAAGGTGAATGAGACGTCCACACGCAGCATAACGGAGATGGGCCACATCGACGCAGGCACCCATTCTTGTACCGGGGCAATGTTCACTGTAGGAGGAGTCACATATAGTTCAGCAGTGATGCAGTCGTCTTACAAGATTACACTGTCCCAGTCTTTGTTGTCGCTGGACCTGGACTCGGGGGTCATTCGAACTCCAGGCGGGTATAGCCACAAGTTCCCAAGCGGTCATGCATTCGATCCTGAGTTGGGCTACCTGTACTGGAATCCAACTAGCCAGGTGAAAACATGCTCTCCTTACGCATACTTGGTCCTCTTTGAGGGAGAAGGGATGATTGCCATAGAAGCTCAGCAAAAGCAAACGCTCATGATCAACACCAGTCAGGTGGCGCTTGCTGTTGGATTGGCTCAGGAAACCCTTGTGTGTCACCAACATGCCTTCCAGACCGACCATCCTCGCTTGCATGCGATCGTCAGGCATGGGGGGCATACGAGCATGTATTTCAAGAAGAGTGCACTGGACCCCGTGGACGTTGACCTGTTCTTGTACACAAACACTAAGCTTGTGTTTGTAGAACGACACCTGGCAAGGGAACTTCAGTCCCTGTACGTCCATTACCACGAGCGCATGTGCTCGTTGCAGCACCAGACTCTCCAGCAGCTCGTCACACTGGCATATGTCTCCCCTGAAGAGTTTGCTTGGGCATACAGTGGACGTCCCGGGGTCAGTGCCGTGATACGTGGTGAGGTGGTCTATATCATAGAGTGCCAGCCCGTGTCTGTAAGCTTCAGGCAGACAGACAAGTGCTACCAGGAAATCCCGGTTTGGACACCCCTCAATGAGACCGGTTTCCTCAAACCTCGCTCCCGGGTCTTGACACAGTTTGGCACTGAGATTGACTGCTCTCCCCTGGCTCCTGCCCTCTTTCGCCTTGGCTCTTCGTGGGTGAGCTTTAGCCCTACTCCGTCACAGACGACGGCTCCCACCATCCTCACCGCCCAGCCAGCTAAGGACTGGTCATATTCACCTCTCCCTAACCTCTTGTCAGCGGGCGTGTACTCTCAGTCTACACTCYTAAAGTATCAACGCCGCCTGATGTTTCCAGTGGCTAGAGAGGCAATTGTCAGCACTGTGGCAGCACGAGCCGCTGGCATGAATGTTGACCCCCAACACCTGGACATGAGCCGCATGATCAGGGACAAGGCACTAGACCAGCTACATCACTCCTTCATGGAGAGAATGTATGGGTGGTGGTGGAATGTGTCCGTCAATGTGGCAGGCGTCATGGGGATCATCTACATGCTTGTGTTGATTAGAGGGGTCATCAGCACTATTCTCAATGGCGCCTTTCTTTACCGTACTTTTGGCTGTGGGGTCAAATTGTTGGCCTCCGTCTTTGGGACATTGGCCAAATACCTTCTGCTTCAACAACATCTGAACAAGACCACATCTGATGCAGCCACTGAACCTGAACCTGAAATGGTTGCCCTGACAGCCCAGCCAACCAGCACCCGCCAGCCCCCCATGTCCGATGGGGACATTGTACGTATTTATCCTATTCCCTGAGCAMACAGCTCTATGTACTCTGCCCTRTATATCATTATATAATCGCTGAGTGTATTCCCTTTTGTCATATATACGCAATATTTTTATATCTTTTTACTTTTTATAACTGCATTAAAAGCGGAGACGTGATTCATAGTTTCTCTCTCCTGTGTTTCACGTGTTGCTTGGTTAATCAAGTGTGTCATAGAGAGACTTACCATGGCTGCTGCGCCTCAGCGTGTCGCATATCAGCGAAATGCACACGACTCCCGAGAAGTGCTGTCACAGTACTTCAGAACCACGAGGTTGGTCGAGCGCCTCTTCACAAACTCGACCATTTTGGCCCGTTGTGAGCGGGACAAAATGAAGGCCATCTGGATTGTGGCTCGGGGTGATGTGGACCGTCGAGGCGGTATGGAAAACCCGTCGGAGGCAGCCATAGCGCTTGCCATTGCAAATGGCATTGCTCCTAACATGACCTTGCTGCCTGCAGAGGATGCTGACCGTCATGTGTGCTCATGCCTGGCAGCCTTCATGAGGCGCCAGTGCACGAGAAGGGAGTATGTCCACCTGAGCGAAGACGATTACACAGCGCTGATGCGACCTGCGGCAGATCAGCAGCCAGCAGGAATCTGGGCAGGCATCGGTCTCCCCGACAGGATGGCGGAGCTTCCTGGGATGGTGGAGTTAGGGTTGAATGATGCGCAGGCCATAGCACTCCTTAAAGGACTGATTGACCATGAGTCACCTGTCCTGCGTCGCGGAGGGCAATACCTGTACACTGTGGCCTTCGTGTCATTCTCCAAGAGGGGTGAGATCACCAACCGCAAGCTCCAGTCTATCTGCCAGCAACTGCAAGAGCAGTTTAACACACAGATAGAGCTGGAGCAGTCTCTGATCCGCTATGTCTATCAACAGGTAGGCATGCTGATCCCAGAAGAGGTGATGCCCCACATGTTTGAAACATGGGCCAACGACATGAAAGACCTCTCCATGAGGCTGAGAGTGACCCTCGAGCAAGCGGCAGAGTCAGGCCTCACACAGTACCACACTATCCGGAAGGCCATGTTGGAATTTACCAACTTCGACTGGGCCACAGTTGCTGGTCTCCTGCCTCAGGACTTCCAGAACTTCCGTGCCGCCTTGGTGGCTGTGGGATCCGACCGGTATTATGGCTTCAAGAAGGATCTTGGAGTCGCTGCCGCCACCAAGTTCCCCAGTCTAGCTTGGCTTGCTCGGGGGCTCTTTGTGAAGAAAGGGGGCCCAGAAGCTGTAGCAGTACAGCAATTCAGGGGGTGGATAGGAGCCCCACTCCACGAGCGGAAGCTGCAGGCACTCATAGATGGCTATGACCAATCCGCTGGGGTCGAAGTGGACCGCAACGTCGAGGCTGCAGCTGCCCTGTTGGAGAGGGTCAGAGTCAATGCTCTTGAGCTGGCTGAGGCAGCTGCCACACCCATTGTTCAGCAGGAGGCCCCTCCAGCCCAAGCTCCCGTACCAGCGCCAGCGCCTGATGCTCAAGTGCCAGGTGCCGCCCCTGAAGCCCCACGTCTCCCTCCACGCCCAGGACCTCGTGACGACGGTCACCCCCCAGGAGGCGCCCCAGGACAGGGGGAATAAGAGCACGGGGTGCACCACTTGGGCAGCGGAGATCTATGATCCCAGTCCGTGCCAGAGGTGGTCCACCCCGGGGTCCAACACCCGGGCACCCGCGTCAACCGCGTCAACCGAGACCAAGACCCCCTTGGCGTCCATGACGTCGTCAAACGACTGAAGCAGCCATGAGGGGTTTGGTTCCTTCATCTTTTGTTTTTAAATCAGTATATCATTATCCATTTAACTAACCCATGACATGCCGATAGTGTACGGCTTTTGTTTTTAAATTACTAACATTTTTAGTTACTCTTAAGCTTCATGTATCCTTATGTTTTTATACAAAATTCACTGTATTAAAAATGATGGACCGAAACATCTCTATCTCATGATGTCAGACCAGCTTACGGGTAGTTCTTCCAGCTCAGGAGGAAAACCACATGTGGATGCACCCCCGCCTCCTGTCCCTACTATGGGTCCCGACCTCAGTCACATTGGAACTGAACATAGAGTTTTCATGTTGGAGACTCGGGTACGGACTCTAGAGCAGGAGGTGACAAAGCTCAAGGCTGAGCTAGCGGCCATGAGAGCTAGAAGCAGCATGGACAAGCTGTTGCTTCCATCTTCTAGTGGGTTAAAGAAGGCTGGAGGTGCTCCTCGCCCGTACTGAGAGCCTTTTGTAGTATGACAGATCCGATATTGATGTTTCGGGTATTACTTTTTCCTCGATATCTTTACTCTATTAATCCATTGTGTTATGTATATGTGTTTATTTGTATGTAGCATGACTTTTTGGGTGGTGGGAGGTCATTGGTATGGATAATCAACAATGGCCATCGTAGTCATAACAATCTATTTTTAAAAGGGGTCTTGTTGGGGTGTGGGAGATATTTCCCTATTTGTAGGATTTGTTTTACTGTTTTAAAACCCTTCCTTCATT